GGTCATGCCCGAGCCCGAGCCCGTCGTGTTCAGTTGCACGAAACTGGCCGGCTTCGACTGGAACGCCCCGGTCTGCACAAGATTAAACCCCGTCACCACGCCCGCGGCAACCGAGGTAATGACGGCGATGGCCGTAACCGTGCCGCTACCGCCGACTGCGGACAACACCACCTGATCGTCAACGTTATAGTTCGCTCCTCCCGCTCCCAGCGCGGCGCTGACCAACGGAAAACCGGCGGGACCGGCGAAGGCGCCAACATTGGTGAAAATGACGATCTGAGAGCCGTTGTCGATTATGCTGACCCGGCCGCCATTGCCGAGCACCGACCCGACCAAGGTTGACCCCCATCCCGTTTTGGGAATGGTGTAAACCTCCAGCCCGCTAACAACGTAAAGCGTATCGCCCAGCGGTCTCGCGCCATTGATTGGACCCGGCGCTGCGGCGGTCAGCAGGACCAGGCCAGGTGTGCCATAAAGCGCGCCAACGTTCTTTTCCTGCTTCACTTCGCCGATTTCCGGGCGGAGATTTATCAGTTGATTGTCGGCGAAGTTTGGCGATCGGGAAACGTCGTATGGGCCGAAGAACGGGGTCTTCATCTACGACACGCCGCCGCGGTTCGAATCGGTGAAAATGTTGTATGTCCCGTTCGCCCGGCTCACCAATTCGCTGTCGTAATTCGCGATGACTTCCTTGATGTTGGTCCGCTTGACATTGCCCTTGCTCATCATCGCGGAGCGCATCAGGTCGGGTCGCACCGGCACGTTGTCGGGCTTGAAGAAGCGCCAGATTTCGACGGCGAGGTTGTCCTGGATCGCCGCCTGATAGCCGGGCGGTAGGCTCATCACCGTAGTCAGATTGGCGAAGTCCGTTAGCTGTATGTAGCTGTCGAAATACAGCGTCCAACTGATCGTCGGGATCGGGTAAAGGTTGATGATGCCTAGCGGGTACTGAGCATCGTAAAACAGCGTGTTCGGGAAGTTCGCCGTCACCTGGGCGATGTTGCCGATCAGGTTCCACCGATCCTGCGGCACCACTTCCAGATTGTAGCGGTTGCCGTTGTTATCGACGACATAGCAGGTTCCGCCACCTCCCAGGATACGCAGGGGACGTGTCGTGTTGAAATATCCCCCCGGCCCGATGGTGTACTGGTACTGCCCCGGATTGAGGGTGCCGCTCTGCTCGGTGATGCAGTAGGTCATCAGCGACTCGTTCGACCACGAGTCGAGCATGGTGTTCAATCGCTGTAGGCATAGCGCGCTATCGGCCGCACTGATCGTCTCGCCCGGCGAGTAAACCCCGATTCCTTGCAACGCGTCGGTGATTAGATCAAGTGCCGTCGCCATTTAGTCCGCCGCTTCCCCCATCACCTTCTGACGGATTTTCGCGGTGTTCCAGCGCTTGTCGATTTCGATGCCGCCTTCTTCGGCCAGGGCGATCAGGGCTTGGCGTTCGTCCTCGTCGGGATCGGATGCTTTTTCCTTCGACGCCTTCCATGCCAGGAATTCGTCATATTCGGGATCGGAGGCGGGGACGTATGGCTTTTCCGCCTGCTTGACGGGCTCGTTGCGCGACGCGCCGCGCGACTGCAACACACGGTCCTCATGCGCCCGGTCACTGACCAGAACCGAATCGCCTCCTGCAAAATGCAGCCATTTCGGATATTGGTTGGTTTCTGGAATAGGGGCGTCCGGGTCTTGCGTCAGCACCCCGTCAATCCACTTTGGCCATTCGTCACCCGCCTTGCCCGGAGCCAAGGTGGCGCGCTCAAACGCGATCGGATCGGAGACCGGGGCGGCATAGCCTTTCGTCACCCACACGTCTTCCTCATCCTCGTTATGAACCATCACGTCGGGGAGTTTTTCGGGAACCCCCGGAATCGGATAGATCATCATCCGGCCATCGACCATCTGCGCGCCGCTGCTCGGCGGGATCGCGTCCACATGATCGGGGTGACGCAGAAGTTTCGGGTATTCGCTGAAATCGGCAACCTTGCTCATGCTTTCACCGTACCGCAGATAACCGCGCGCCCGCTGTTGTTTCTCTTGCGCGTCGCTGTGTACCTCGATCGGCGGAAACCGTTCGGGCTCGGTCGGCAAATCGCCCTCATTGATCTTCGCCGGCACATGGCTCGGATGCACCATCAGTTTTGGATAGCCGGGTTCGGAAGCCATCAAGCCGCCGCCTGCGATTTCTCGACATCATCGATGATGTCGCCGGTCTCCCTGTCGATCTTTCCTTCCGCGTATAATTTGGCGCGATGCCTGAACACCGGCAGGGCATTGGCCAGGGTATCTTCCCAAATCCGAATCCCCTGATGCTTGAAGGTGATGTTCGGATCGACCCATATCGGGAACCCGGCCTCGCGCACCTTGCGGCAGAACGTGAAGTCCTCGCCCCAATATTTCCCGTCAGCGCCGCGGCCACTCTCGAAGATGTAAGGGTAGGACACGACCCGGCCATCAACCTCGCGGTCCTCGAATACACTCGCCTGCGCGGCAAGCGTCTCAAGGACGTTGCGTTTGATCCTCATAAATCCAGGCGGCGCCAAGACCGCGAGGTACATGCCTTGATCTTCGTAAAGCTCGCCGGTCTCCTCGTTGACCGCAAACGAGCACGGCCATTTGTCCTCCGAATCCGACTTCTTCGGATAAACTCCCGCCACCACCGGATCGGGCCGGCGCAGAAACTCCAACACCTTCGCCGGCTCCCAGCCGATATCGTCGTCAAGAAAAAAGAAATTCTCGGTGTAGGGAAACTGGACCAGGAAATCGCCGACCAGCTTGTTTCTTGCCTTGTCCACAAAGCAATCCCCCGGCCGGACCAAAACGCCCGAGGTAACGCCATGCTGGGCCAGTAGCCATTGCGTCTCCATCATCGAACGCTGGAAGCAAACGGCGAACTGATGATCCACCGCGGGGGTGGCGAACAGCACTTCGGGGCACATTTCCTTCGGATTGATCCTCGGCTCGGTCATGCAGCACGCAATTCCTTTTCCAAGGCAGGCCACGCCGCCTGCATCATTTCCACGGCCTGAGCGCGCAGGCGGTCATAACGCTCGCCGCCCGAGACGTGCGCGCCCTGCGGCATGTCCCGGACGTGGTTGTTGATCCATTGCGACCTGTACTCATGCAGCGGGTAGTGGCGGCGCAGGATTTCCTTGCGCCACTCCGGCTCCTGAAAATCGTCGGAATCGATGATGGACCTGGCCTGCGCCCGGCGCATCAGGCGCATCATGTCGTAGAACGTGGCCCAAAACCCCAGCTCACGCGATTCCTGCGTCGGCGGTTTCGCGTCTATGAAATTGACCTGCACGTCAGCAAACGAAATCCGGTCGATCAGCTTGGCGATGTCGTCGATCCAATGATCGACAAACCAATACGGAAACAGCGGCGGGTACATCCATCCCAATTTCTCGACCAACCCATGCGTCACGCCCTGGCCGGTCGGAAAGGAGAAGTTCGCCATGTTGCTGTACACCACCCCGATCCCATCGGGGAACAGGGAGGCGGCCTCAAGAATTTTCCGGTCGAACCCTTGTGTCAGGACCGGGTTGTAGTCCGCCAGCCCGAAATAAACATCGGCCGGATAGTCGAGGCCGCGGTTCCACTTCGACCCGAGTGCGTCTTCTCTGGGGCGGCAGTCAACCACGATCCGGTCAAACGAATAAAGAACGTCGAGGGTCGCCTGATCGTCCTCATCGACCGATACCACAAACGTCGTGGCCGGGTCTTCTAGAAGAGGAAGGGTGCCGTCGAGAGTCTTTACGAGGCGATCCGGCCGCCCACGCGTGATTAAATTCACAGTGAGGTTCATGCTGCCGCCATCATAGGGTATACCACAAATGGAGATATACCCTATGATGTACCTACCCAGCAACCATCAAGCGCCGGCAATAAATCCCGACGAAGCCAATGCGGAACGAATTGCGTTGGACAACACCGCGTTTGCCTGCATCTGCGGCGTGAGGGTGTACGACCACACATTTCCCGCATCCGGGATCGGTTGCTGGAAGTTCGCGATGACGTAGCTTTCCGCAGCGGTCGGAGTGATGGTGGCGGCCGTCGCGTTGATGTAGGTGATTTCCAGCACGTTGGTCGCCGACACACGCGCGCCGCCGATGCCGAGGCCCGGCTGGAAGCTCGGCTTGTTGACCCACACCATCGAACTGGCGACGAGGCCGGTCACAGTGAAGGCCTGCGATGTCGTGGTGTTCGGGCCAACCGCGGCCGGCGTCAATGCCTGCGTGTAGGTGACGATCGGGGCCGCCGGCTGCGGCCGGAAGATCGTCAGCGCATAGGCTTCGTTCGAGGTCGGCGTGGTGATGACCGAGCCGTAATAGCCCACCGCGAGGGTGTTCGCCGCGCTCACATAGGACTGCACCAATGCGAGGCTGGTCTGCACCGTGGGCTTGCTGATCCCGATGATCGAGTCGGTCGTCGCCAGGCCGGTGACCGTGATCGATGCCGCCGTGACCGCGGTTGCCGTCAGCGTCGAGGTCGAGGCGGTGTTGTTTGACGCCGAGACCTGGACGACGTTGGACACGCTGTCGAGGCCGCCCGTTGACCAGATCGTGTAGGTGCCGGCCGGCGGGGTGGTGGCCGTGCTGGCCGAGGCGTTCGAGAAGGTGATCGCGACCTGATTGTTGGCGGGAACGCGCACTCCGGCGATGCCGATGTTGGTCACAAGCGAAGGCGGCATAACCTGCACGACCTCGCCGACCCGAACCCCGGTCACGTTGAACGTCTGTTCGGCCGTCGTCGAGGCCGCAACCACGGCGGGGGTGAGGGTCTGTGTGATGAAGGGAAGACCCCGTAGAGCGACAATGCCGTATTTCTCGCCCGCAGTAGCGGTTATGGCCGTGGCGGTGAAGTTCGAGAAGCCGACCGCGACCGCAGTGGCTCCGGAAAAACGCGCGCTCGCCAGCGCCAAACCGGCCTGCGTCGTCGGCTTGTTGACGAAGATAAAATCGCCCGACGCCAGGGAATAGGTCGATCCGGTATAGGCCGCGCTGCCCACCAACAGGGACAGGGACACTTCCGAAGACGATTGCGACACGATCTGGCCTGGGGACTGAGAGGTCGCGGCGGTGGAGATGACCCCGCCGCTGACGCCGCGCGCGAGGGCGGCTTGCGCATTGCCGGAAGGCTGCGCAACCGGCGTGGCGTTCCAGAACGCGATCAGGTCGGTGGAGCTTCGCCCCAGGACCGTGCCAGCCGAGTTGCCGTCGCTGAGCTGACGAACGGCCGAAGATACAGAAAGCGGCATTGCGCTACTCCTCAGAGAACCTTGACGATATGAGGCTCGGTCAATTCCTTCTCGACGCCGACCCGAATGCCGGCCTCAATCGTGCGGCACAATTCAGCGACGAACACCTTGCCCGCCTTCGGCCCGAACGGTATCTCCCGGCCCTTGCGGCGCACGACCAGCTGGTACAACGGCTCACGCTCCGGTCGGTGAACCTTGGGGACCGGACGGCCCCAAGGATTGACCGGGCGGAATGGCTGGTCTGAGCCGGGAAAGTAAATCTCGGGCATCAGTTCGTCAGCCGGCAAGCAAGCTCATTGTAAAATGTGCTTGTTCCCCACAAAATATCCACGCGCGCCGGGAAGACATCGTTGTTGATGTCATAAGCCCGGATGACCCGCATCGAAATATTCTTGTACATCTCGCGCGCCGCGAAATCGACGCCTTGCGGCAGCTCCATCGGCACCGTGACGAGGCCGAAGGCATCCTTGACGAAGGCGAGGTTCTGCGCGTAGGAGGTCGAGGCTGCGGCGCCGACCGGAGCGATGGCCACGGTGGCGAGATTGGCGGGCGAGCCCGTGACGGTCTGGTAAGCCCCCGACGTGGTGATCGCCGGATAGATCGAAAGGGTAGCGTTGCCGCCGCTGTCGGAACTGGCCGTCGCGGTGATGACGAAATTGGCGAGCGAACCCGTCGAAGCGCGGGACTGCGGGTTGATGTTGTTGACGCCCGCGAAGGTGACAACATCGCCGACGTTGAACAGGCCGGCGATGCTGGCAGTCCAGCCGTTGGTGACGATCTGGCTGCCGGTTTGATTGGCGCCGTTGACGCGTCCGGTACCGGCAAACGCGCCCAGCGTCTGCGGCTGGACGTTCTGGTCCATGTAGATTTCAAAGTTCGCGATGGCGGCGAGGAAGCCCTTCAGCGCCGGCTCCGAGACGGCGCGCACGTACAGGGTGGAGAGACCGTTCGCCATGCCCCAATACGCGGCCGGGTTCAGGAGGAGGACGCGGCCGTCCTGCGGCACACCGTTTTCGTCCATGCGCTGCCCAACGGCGGCCAGGAACGAGAATGCGTTCGGCGCGGTGCCGGGGGTGCCGACGACGTTCTGCACCTGGCTGAAGTTGCCGATCACGCCGAAATCGATGCTGTTCGCCAGCGTCGCCGCCGCAGGCTTCAGATACCGTTCGCTGAATTCCTCGATCGTCAGCGTCAAGTCCTGCGACGTGAACTGGAAGTCCACATGCTGCTGATTGCTGATCGTGATAGAGGTGGACGGCTCGGTGATGTTCTGGATTTGCAATCCAGGGCCGTTGGTCACGGTGAAGCGGTTCGGCTTGCGAACCGTCAGCGTGGTGCCGATCTTGACGAATTGATTCTCAAACTGGCGGTTGACCTTGGCGGCCGCCACCAGGTTGTTTTCCAAAATCACGAGGGTTTCCTTCGTGATAATGGCCGGCGTGAGAAGCGAATTCGTCGGCATCTGGCGCTCCGTCTAAGGGGACGCGGCGCTTCACAGCGCTGCCACAATCTCTAGGCGAGAGTGCGTCTCTCAGGACGGATGTACGCGAGTAGGCCACTCGCTACGGCGTCAGATGCGCTCTGACTGGCGGATAGACCCGGCAACGGTCGGCCGGTTCGAGGGGGTTCCAACCAAGGGAATGCGTCAGCCTAGCGGCGATGCAGCACCCTTCCCCACATGGCGCATAGCAAATTGGTGTAGGGTTGTCAAACCTAATTCACCCTCGGCGCGCGGAATTGCAAACGCGCGGCAGTGGCGCGGGCGATATCGTCACCGGCGGTGACTCGTTTGGCTACGTAATCGTCCATCGAGCCTTCGTTGCCGATGTCTTCCAGTGAGCGATTGACCGCGGCGGCGTTACCACGCCGGAGAGGACTGATCGGGGCCGGAGGCGGGGGCGGCTCTTTCACGGTTACGGGTGGCGTCGATACCGCAGCGAACACCTTGCCCAGCTCGATCAACTGCCTCCGTGCGTCGGGGATCGGCTGCCCCACCAGCTCATGGCCTTGCGGATAGAACTGGCCCGGTATCACCATTGCGGCGATCCGCTCGGCGATCTCCGGGTTCTTGCCGAGATAGTATGCCGCGTCCGGCCCGTTTTCTTCGCTCATAATGGCAAATGCGACCGGCTCGGAGATTTTCAGATCGTCGCGATCAACCACCTCGGCGAAGTCCTCGTATTTCTCCGTCGCGGCGGCGCGGCGTTCGGCGAAGGTGTCGCGCACCTTGTTGAAGGTTTCCTCCGCTGAACGAACCTGGGCTGCCCGCTCCTCGGCATCCCTGGTGGCCTTGTCATGTTGCGCCTGTTCCGCCGCTTTGATCTCGCGCGCACGCTCGGCTCGTGTCGATGACCACTCGATCAGCGCGTCCTCGAAAGCCTCCGGGGTCTCGAAATTATCCCGCGTGGGGCGGGGT